AGGGCCGAATCGGCGGCAGTCATAGGTTGTAGTGTCCCCGGACCATCCGTTCATTGGGGAAAGTGGCTGGCCATTACCACTTGCAAAACCGGAGTCCGGCCCATCAGGAACCGGCATTGTGGTCGAAGTCCCGGACTCTCCTCCCGCGTCCGCCCTCGATCCTCTCGGTATCGAGATCGGTACCTATGCGCATGATCCGCTGGGCTTCGTGCTGTTTGCCTTTCCGTGGGGCGAGGCGGGGACGGTGCTCGCGAAGGACGCGGGCCCCGAGCCGTGGCAGTGCGACGTTCTTCGGGAGATCGGGCGGTCGCTCGGCAGCGCCTCCGATGCGATCCGCATCGCCGTCGCTTCGGGGCACGGCGTCGGCAAGTCGGCGCTGGTGGCATGGATCATCGTGTGGGCGCTCGCCACCTTCCGCGACACGCGCGGGGTCGTTACGGCCAACACGGCGACGCAGCTCAAGACCAAGACCTGGCCCGAGCTCACCAAGTGGCTGCGGCTCGCCGTCTGCGCCGACTGGTTCGATATCTCCGCCACCTCAATCGCCAGCGTCGAGCCCGCGCATGAGCGGACTTGGCGCATCGATGCCGTGCCGTGGAGCCTGCGCAGCACCGAGGCCTTCGCCGGCCTGCACAACCAGGGCCGGCGCCTGTTCGTCGCCTTCGACGAGGCCTCGGCCATTCCCGATCCGGTGTGGGAGACGATCGAGGGCGCCCTGACCGATCGCGGCACCGAGATCCTGTGGCTGGCCACCGGTAACCCGACCAGAAACACCGGCCGCTTTCGCGAGTGCTTCGGGCGATTCCGGCATCGGTGGGTGCGTCACCAGGTCGACGGCCGCAAGGTCTCGCTGACCGACAAGGACGAGATCGCGCGCTGGGCGGCCGACTATGGCGACGACAGTGATTTCTTCCGCGTCCGCGTTAAAGGTGAGTTTCCGAGAGGGGGCGCCATGCAGTTCATCGACGGCGAGACGGTGGAAGAGGCGGCCCGCCGCCCAGCCGAGAGCCATCTGCGCCAGCCGTTGGTGATGGGCGTCGACTGCGCGCGCGGCGGCGACGATCAGAGCACGATCTGGTTCCGCCGCGGTCGCGACGCGCGCACAGTCCCTGCGATCAAGCTCAGGGTCGGCGACCTCATGGTCCTGTCGGGCAAGGTGGCGGAGCAGGCGATCCAGCATCGTGCGACGGCGGTCTTCATCGACGAGGGCGGCATCGGCGCCGGCGTGGTGGATCGCGTGCGCCAGATGCTGCAGGGCCGTCTCGTGGTCGGCGTCAATTTCGGCGGCCGTGCCGACCGCTATACATGGGGCGACGGCATGCCGCTCACCGCCAACAAGTCGGCCGAGATGTGGGCCTCGCTGCGCGCCTGGCTGAAGACCGGCGCTATCCCCGACGATCCCGAATTGAAGGCTGAACTCACGTCTCGCGAATACGGCTTCGACCTGCACAACGCGATCCAGCTCGAAAAGAAGGAAGACATGAAGAAGCGCGGTCTGGCCTCCCCCGACAATGCCGACGGCCTGGCGCTGACCTTCGCCTATCCGGTTGCCGACCTGCCTGAGGACACGCAATTCGACACAGGCGGGGGGTCACCGGCGTTCTCCGCCGTGTCGATCGAGTCTGACTACGACCCGCTCGCGGACTCTTAAAAGCTGGACTCAGTCCAACTGCATTGTCATGGTCTGGTCAATCGTCCGCAGAGGCGATCTGGGAGGCATCCTGGGCGACGGCTCGACCGGTCTGCTCGATGTCTTTAGGCCCGCCCTCTCCCTGATCCGACGGGCAGGGCGGGCCTATTCACGTGGATGGACCGCAGGCGTCGGCGATGGCGGGGGTGATCATCGTCGCGAAGGCCCGGGCGCCCTTGGCGGAGAAGTGCTCGGCATCGACGAAGTGGCTGTCGTCCAGCTTGCTTTGGTTCACGTCGACATGGACATCGCCCAACGCGGCCGCCTCGCGCTTCAGCACGGAACGGAGATGCGCCAGCAGCCGGTTCAGGTCCTTCAGCTCGATGAAGGGGGTCCACTTCGCATGAGGGCCGACGTCGGGCGGCGGCGGCGCCCCGTTGAGCACCTCGCCGATCCAGATCGTTCGCACACCGCGCTCCCGGTTGATGGCGGAGATGGTGCGGATGTTCCGTGCAAAGATCGCGTCCAGGGCCGTGTCAGGCTCGGCGGCCGGGGTACCCTTGGGATCGCCCACCGGGCGCACCGTGTCGAAGAGCATAGTTGCGCCGCGTTGCAGCAGCCGCAGGATCGGCGACATGGCGACCGGTGCGCGATCGGAATGACGGGCCTCCAGCACGTCGACGAGCGCCGGCGTGTGATAGTCGGCGTAGCCCGGATCGAGATTGCGGAAGTGCGCGTTGGCGATGTCCTGACCGCCGACGTAGTAGACGGCGCAGCGCGGCGCCGTGCCATAGGCATCCTGGTAGAAGGCCGTGCGGATCACATGCTCGACCGTGCTGTTGCCGCTCACCGCGCGGTTCAGCACGGCGAACCGGTCGGCTCCCAACAACGCCTCGAGGCGCTCGGGCCAGGTCTCGCCGTCGGACAAGGCGATGTTTTCCGCCGTCGAACCGCCGAACACGGCGACGACGACGCGGTCCTTCAACTCCCCGGGTGAGCGCTCGCGGCCGCGCAGCCCCTGCGAATCGACATGGAAACGCGTGCGCGTACCGGCCGGCGTCGGCACGTTGGCGGCTTGCAGCAGAGGATGCCAGACCCGCGTGGCGCTTCGCACGCCGCGGTCGGGGAAGATCCCGATCGCCGCGCCTATTTCATGTTCGGCCATCACCGCGGCGCCAAGCCCGATACTCAGCTCCAGCGCCGCCAGGGACAGCACCACCATCGTTATGCGCGGCCACGGCGCGCAGATGATGCCGAGCGCCAGCAGCCCGCCGACATAGGCGAAGAACCACGCCGCGGGCGATCCGGCGGCAACGTCATTCGCCAGCCCATAGACGAGCACGACGGTACCGCCGCCTACCGCCAACAGCAGCGCCGCCGCAACGGCGATCGTGCGCTCGAAGCGGTAGGGACGCGAGAGGCCGACATGACGGACGAGCCAAGCTTTCATGCGGCGCGGAGGATGGGGGCGCCGGGCCGTGCCGGCAAGCGGCCACCGCAGGTCTGTGGTCGACATACGGCAGGGTCGCTGCCGCGAGGGCGTGCGCCGGGAATTTTCGCTTGCATCCGCAAAATCCGGTTCATCAGTAACTCAAGGGCTCGCTCACAGGAGAGATGCCCTTGGGAATTTTTGGTGGCGGACAGGCCGCTTATCCTCCGATGTCGCCGCCGGCCCTGCCGCCGGCGCCCGATCCCGTCCCGTCGATGGCCGATCCGTCGGTGCGCGAGGCGCGGGAAGCGCAGAAGAAGCGCGCGGCCGCGATGGCGGGCTACGCCTCGACGATCACGACTGGCGGCCTCGGGCTGACCGACGCTGCATCCACCACCGCCTTGCGCGGCAAGACGACGCTGGGGGCCTGAGCGATGGCCCACGATCCCGCCCTGCGCCGTCACATAGATTCCCGCCTCAACGTCCTGAAGCGCCAGCGCCAGTCTTGGGAACCGGGCTGGCGCGAGCTGTCGCGCTTCGTCAATCCGCGGCGCGGCCAGTTCTTCACCTCGCCCAACCAGGTCGGCCGCGGCGCGCAGGCCAACGGCGCCATACTCGACCCCACGGCACTTTTTGCCTTGCGCACCCTGGTGGCCGGTCTGATGTCCGGGGTCACTTCGCCGGCGCGGCCGTGGTTCCGGCTCTCCATTCCCGAGCGTCGCGTGGCGTCGCTGGCCCCCGTGAAGGTCTGGCTCGACGAGTGCGCCGAGCGCATGCGCATGGTGTTCAACGCCGGCAACCTCTACTCGGCGTTGCCCTCGATCTACGAGGAGCTGGGCCAGTTCGGCACCGGCTGCGCGATCGTCGAGTTCGACCGCGAAGACGTGATCCGTCTCTATACGCTGTCGACCGGTGAGTACTGGCTGGGCCTGGACTGGCGCGGCCGGGTCGACACGCTGGCGCGCCGGTTCATGTATTCGTATCGCCAGATCCAGGAGCGGTGGCCGGACCACGGCATTGCCGAGGTCGCCGAGCGTGCGCGCGGTGACGATGCCGACACCGAGATCGCGATCCTGCACATGATCGAGCCCAATACCGGCTTCGAGAGGGGCAGGCTCGACCGGGCGGGCAAGAGGTTCCGCTCGGTCTACTGGCGCGAGGGCGGCGGCCAGGCCGAAGGAGAGTTCATCCATCGCGGCGGATATTCGCAGTTCCCGGTGTTGGCCCCGCGCTGGGCGCCGATCGGCAGTGACGCCTATTCGAGGGGCCCCGGCCACGACGCGCTGCCGGACGTGAAGTCGCTGCAGATCCTGAAGAAGCGCGAGCACAACGCCGTCGACAAGCATGTGAACCCGCCGATGGGCGCGCATGTCAGCCTGCGCGGCTCGGCCTCGTCGGTGCTGCCCGGCGCCATCAACTACTTCACCACCCAGGAGAGGGGAGCCGGGATGTGGCCGCTCTACCAGACGGCTCCCGGCGCGATCGACGCGGTCGAGCGTCTCGTCGCGCGCACCCAGGGCTTCATCAAGTCGGCCTTCTTCGCCGACCTCTTCCTGATGATCTCGGACATGGAGGGCGTGCAGCCGCGCAACCAGCTCGAGATCAGCACGCGGCGCGAGGAGAAGATGCAGATGCTGGGGCCGGTACTGGAGAACCTGCACGACGATCTGCTGCAGCCGCTCGTCCAGCGCACCTTCACCATCATGGCCGAGAACGGCCTCTTCACCGAGCCGCCCCCGGAACTGCACGGCTATCCGCTCGACGTCGAGCTGATCTCCATCCTGGCGCAGGCGCAGAAGGCGGCCGATCTCGGCACCGTGGAGCGTCTGTGGGCCTTCGCCGGCAGCATCGCGGCGACGCGGCCCGAGGTGCTCGACAAGCTGAACGCTGACGAGAGCATCGACGTCTATGCCGACAAGCTCGGCGCCCCGGCCGCCATCACCGTGGCCGATGACGCCGTGGCCCGGCTTCGTGCTGCGCGGGCGCTGCAGGCCCAGGCGGCGCAGGCGCTGCAGGTGGCCGCCGCGGTCGCGGAGGGCGCCAAGACCTTGAGCGAGACCGAGGTCGGCGGCGGCCGCAATGCCCTTCAGTCCGTACTGGGAGTCTAGGAATGCACGATCCGAACGATGCACGGCAGGTCCGCCAGGCGGAGCAGATCGAAAAACTGACGCAGGACCGTGTCGCCGCGGACCTCTGCGCGGTGATGGCCACCGAGTATGGCCGGCGTTTCGTGCACGGGCTGCTCGGGCTCTCCGACATCAGGAACGACGGCTACGTTCCGGGCGGCCTCGAGGCGCAGCGGCATCAGGACTACAGCGCCGGCCGCCGCAGCATCGGCATCGAGCTGCTGGGCGCACTCGAACGTCACGCGCCGGAGATGACCGAGCTGATGAGTGCAGAGGCTCGCGTCAATGAGATGGGCGACGAACTGGCGGCCTGGGCCGCGGAGGAGCAGAGCGATGTCTGACACACTCGACACCACGACCGCACAGCAGACTGCTCGCGCAGCAGACGGCGATACGGCCCGCGGGGAAGCGGCGCCCGCCCTCGAAGCCGAGGGTCGCGCGGCCGCATCCGAAGCCCAGGCAGAAAGCGGCGCCGAAGTTGCCGCCGACTATTCCGGCCTCCGTCTCCCCGACGGCTTCCGCTCCGACGATCCGGTGTTCGGCGACGCCATGAAGCTGTTCGGCGGAGAGAAGATCGCTCCCGAGACGGCTCAGAAGCTGATCGACTTCACCGTCGAGCGCGACAAGGAGATCGCGCGCGCGGTGAACGATCATGCCGCCTCTTCGTGGACCAAGCAGACGACCGAATGGCGCGCGACCTCCGAGAAGGAGTTTTCGCCCGAGGCGCTGGGCAATGCCCGCACCGCGCTTGCCCGGGTCTTCGACCGCCAGACCATCGCCTATCTCGAAGGGCTGGGCTTCACCAACCACCCGGGGCTCATCCGCGGGATGGTGAAGGTCGCCGACGCCATCAAGGACGATTCGTTCGTGGGCGGCAATGCCGGCCGCGGAACCGGCACGATGGACCCCAAGGCTCTCTATCCCAACTCCCAGCACAACTAGGAACCAAGCAACATGGCAACGCTTTCCGTGACCAATCCGACCCTGGCCGACTGGTCCAAGGTCATCGATCCCGATGGCAGCATCGCGCAGGTGATCCTTCTGCTGTCGCAGATGAACGAGATCACCGACGACATGGTGTGGAACGAGGGCAACCTGCCGACAGGTCACCGCACCAGCGTGCAGACCTCGCTGCCGACCGGCACCTGGCGCCGCTTCAACGAGGGCATCGTGCCGACCAAGAGCACGAGCACGCAGATCACCGATTCCTGTGGCATGCTCGAGACCTACTCGGAAATCGACAAGGCGCTCGCCGATCTCAACGGCAACACCGCGGCCTATCGACTGAGCGAGGACCGCGCCTTCCTCGAAGGGCTGACGCAGCAGCTCGCCGGGGTGCTGTTCTATGGCAACACCGCGACCAATCCCGAGCGCTTCATGGGATTGGCGCCGCGCTACAACACGACCTCGACGGCGACGTCGCAGACTGCCAACAACTTCATCTCGGGCGGCGGTTCGGGTTCGGACAACACGTCGATCTGGCTGGTGGGTTGGGGCGACCTCACTGTGCACGGCATCTTCCCCAGGGGCAGCAAGGCCGGCCTGTCGATGAAGGACCTCGGCGAGCAGACGCTGCTCGACGCCTCCGGCAATCGCTACCAGGGCTATCGCACCCACTACAAGTGGGATGCTGGCCTCACGGTGCGCGATTGGCGCTACGTCGTGCGCATCGGCAACATCGACGTGTCGGATCTCGCGGGCTCGACCCCGGCCGACCTGGTCAAGCTGATGATGCGGGCGATGAACAAGATCCCGAACATCAAGATGTGCCGGCCCGCCTGGTACATGAACCGTACCGTGAAGCAGTGGCTGGACATCCAGCGCAACCTCGGCGCCTCGGTCGCGGCCACCACCAACAACACCAACATCCGCCGCACGCTCGACGAGAGCGACGGCCGCATCTTCGACTCGTTCGGCGGCATCCCGATCCGCAAGTGCGACCAGATCACGCTTGCCGAAGCGACCGTGTCGTAAGCGGCGCCGCAGGAAAGGACACAGACACCATGATGTACGACAAGCTCAACACCTTCGGCACGGACCAGGCGGTCACCACGACCGCCGCTTCCACCGACATCATCGACCTCGGCGCGGCCCGCGACATGGGCAATGGCGAGCCACTGGAGCTGGTGATCCTGGTCACGCAGAGCGTGACGGCCTCCGGCGCCGCGACGGTCACCTTCACCCTGGAGACCGACGACACTGCGGGCTTCTCCTCGCCGGCCGTGCTCGCGAGCTCCGGGGCGATCGGCAAGGCCGTTCTGACGGTGGGCATGGAGGTGCTGCGGGTGAAGGTGCCGCTCGATGCCGAGCGCTACCTGCGGACCAACTACACGGTGGCCACCGGTCCGCTGACGGCCGGCATGTTCACCGCGTTCCTCACCCACGACCGTCAGGCAAGCAGAGCCTACGCGTCCGGCTTCACCGTCTGAGCGGAGGCAGCGACATGGCCAGGCAAGAGAAGAACGAGAAGTCCGCCGAGTACGTCGTCGTCGACAATCCCTTCTACGACGGCGTCCAGCTTCACCCGATCGGGGCGCGCATCCTGTGGTCCGGCCCGCCGGGCCTTTCCCTGGTGCCGGTCGACGCGCCGCGCCGCCGCAGCGCGGGCGAGGCGCCGATCTTCGGCGATCCGCTGGCCGGTCGCGGCGACGGCGCGCCGGTCAAGGCTGCCAAGCCGGGCGACCAAGTCGTCCTCGTCCAGTGATCGCCGAGCAGTGACCGGCAGATAGTGAGCACAGAGGGGCCGGTCTCCGGGCCGGCCCCGCCATCACGAGGAGAACACTCCATGGCTCAAGACATCGCCTACCAGTCCGCCGTCCAACGCGCCGCCATCCCGGTCTCGGAGGTAAAGCCGCTACCGGTCGTGCTGACGAACCTCACGGGGACGGCGCTTACCAGGTCGACCGTCATCATGACCGGCGCCTCGGCGGAATTGGTTCCGGCCGACGCGATGCGGCGCATCGTCATCGTGAGCAGCGCGAAGGCCAACGGCGATGCCGCGTTCGATCCGACCGGCGGCAGCTGCGCGCTCGACGCCGGCATTGCCCTTTCAGGCGGCGACACGGTGCAGATCACGGGCAAGGAGGCGCAGAGCGCCATGACCCAGATCGGCACCAACGGCCAGAGGCTCACCGTCTACGTCGGAGCCTGAGTATGGCCATCGCCTTTCTCAACAGAGCACGCGGCAGCACGCGGGCGTTCGATACCGACGTGCTGGCGTGGCGCGATGCCGTCGTTGCCAATGGCGGCAGCATCTCCCTCGCGCGCCTGGTCGTCGTCGACCAGTTCGTCTTCAGCGAGAAGGCGGCCGGCCTGTGGACGCTCACCGACGATTACCTGGGCTTCTGGGCGGAGAATGCGGCGCAGGCGCTGACCTCTCTGAAGCAGCGTCGCCTGGCGACGGCGGTCAACTCGCCGACCTTCACCGCCGACCGCGATTATACGTTCAACGGAACGACCAGTTACATCGACACCGGCTTCATCCCAGGTAGCCACGGCGTGTCGATGAGCACCCATTCGGTGCACATCGAAACCTACGAGAGGACGGATGTCGGCAGCAACTCGGTCTCGGCCGGCTGCTCCTCGAGCGGTAGTCGGGGTTTCTCGATACGGCCTCGTGTGGCCGGCAACGCGTCGATGTCGGCGAACTCCGGTTCATCCACCTATACGCTGCCGGTCGCGACAAGCCTCGCCCTGACGCAGACGGGCCGAAGCGGCACGCTCGTCACGGATGTGTACGGCGCGAAGAATGGCGTCGACATGGTCCGGACAGCCGATCCTGGCACTGTTGGCTCTTCACTGCCGGACGACGCTGTCATCGTGGGCGGTCTGAATGGCAGTGGTGTGCCAGCTTCCTTCCGTGCCGCTTCCATTGGCTTCGTGGCTTTCGGTGCGGCGTTGAGCGAAGCCCAGCGGGCTGTGCGTTATGCCAACGTCCAGGCATGGGCGACCGCGACGGGGGCGCAGGTTTAATGGCCATGTTCATCCTGCTCGGCCGTGCCGATCGCGACGCCGTCGCCGGTCTGTCCAGTGTCACTCCAGGCCGGGCTCTCGTGCCGGTCGAGCGCATCAATGGCGTGTTCATCCTCGGCGCCGAGGTGCTGGACGATCCGGCGCACGCGCCGCATCGGACGTGTCTCTCGAGGTTGCAACAGCTGGACGGCGAAGATCCGTCATTTCCTGCGGCGCTGCCGTCGGTCGACGCATGAGCGGCACCGAGCATCCGAACGGCAATGGCGCCGGCGGAAGGGCAGGACTGGGCGTCCAGGCCTACCGCTGGATCGTTGCGGGTGGCATGGCGCTGCTCGTCCTGCTCTCGCAGCGCACGTTGGCCACGCTGGACGAAACGACGGCCGCCGTTCGCACCCTGCAGGCCCAGGTGGCCGCCATGCAAGGCGCGACCGAGAGCCGCTTCAACGCCCACGGCCAGCGGCTCGACACCGTCGACCGCCGCAACGACGCGCAGGACGTGAAGATCGACGGCCTGTGGCAGCGCCTGTGGTCGCCCGTTCCCACGACGAGGACGCCATGAGTCACGCAGCCAATTTCCTCCTCCTAACGTCCGACAGGGGCCTCGACCTGATCAAGATCTCGGAAGGCCTGGAGACCGAGGCCTACCCCGATCCCGGCAACCGCGTGACCGGCGAGCCCTGGACGATCGGCTACGGCCACACGCGGGGCGTCCGCCGGGGCGACACCTGCACCGAGGCGCAGGCAACCGACTGGCTGCGTGAGGACCTGCAGGCGGCCGAGGGCGCCGTGCGCCGCCTGGTCGACGTGCCGCTGACCCAGGGCCAGCTCGATGCGCTGGTGAGCTTCGTCTTCAACATCGGCCCGGCCGCCTTCGGCAACTCGACCTTGCTGCGTCTGCTGAACTCGGGTGATGCAGCCGGCGCGGCCGGGCAGTTCAAGCGCTGGAACCGCGGCGCCGACGGCGTCCTGCCGGGCCTCGTGACCCGGCGCGCGGCCGAGCGCGACCTGTTTCTCTCGCAGGAGACCTAGATGCCCTTTCTTCCTCTGCTGCTCGGCCTCGCGCCGACCGTCGCGTCCTGGATCATGGGCGACAAGACCGGTGCCGCCGTCTCGAAGGTGACCGGCATCGCGCAGGACATCCTGGGTACATCGGACGCTGCCGGCATCGAACGGGCGATCTCCGCCGATCCCAACCTGGCGCTGCAGTTCAGGATGGCGGTGATCCAGGCCGAGGCCGATGCCCGCCGGCAGGCGTTCGACACGCTGCAGGCCGAGCTTGCGGACGTGGCGAGCGCGCGCGGCCAGACGGTCGAGCTCGCGAAGGCCGGCTCGGCGATTGCCTGGGGCGCGGTCGTCGTCAGCGTGCTCGTGACCGTAGCCTTCATGGCCGCACTGTGGTTCGTCGTTCGCCAGGAGATCCCGCTGGCGTCGCGCGAGATCGCCTACATTCTGCTCGGCACGCTGGGTGCCAAGTTCGGCGATATCGTCGCCTATTGGGTCGGCTCCAGCTCGGGCTCGGCGCAGAAGTCCGCGGCGCTGGAGAAGGCTGTCGCCGCGGGGGGAGGGCGCTAGATGCCGGCCGACACCGATATCGGCAACATGGCGCTCAGCCGTCTCGGCACGCGCGCGACCATCGCCGACCTGACCGAGAACAGCACCGAGGCGCGCCAGCTGAACCTCTGGTACGAGACCGTGCGCGACGAACTGCAGTCGCTGGTCGACTGGAACTTCAACCGTGTCTCTCAGGCGCTAGCCGCGTCGGGCACGCCGCCGGCGCGCTGGGCCTCGAGTTATGCCTATCCGTCCGACTGTCTCAGGATGCGGCGGCTCGATTTCGGCGGCGCGAGCTGGGTCGCCGGCTCGCCGGCGACCGGCTTCGAGATCGCTTCCAACGGCAGCGGCACGTTTCTCTACTGCAACGAGGACCGGGTGTCGGCAGTCTACGCCCAGCGGGTGACCGACCCGGCGCGCTTCACGCCGGGATTCATCCTGGCCTTCGTCGACTGTCTCGCTGCTTCCGTTGCACACGCCATCACGCAGAAGGCCGACCTCGCGGAGCGCCTCGCGCGCCGGGCACAGGAGCGGATCGAACGCGCCATGGCCGACAGCGCCAACGAGGGCATGATGCCGGGCGATATGGACCGGCTGCCCCAGAGTCTCGGGGTGCGCGGCTTCGACGGGAGCGCGCCATGACCGTGGCGCCGCTCGTCCTGCCGAGCTTCGCCGCCGGAGAGCTTTCGCCGGCGCTGCACGGTCGCGTGGATCTCGCGAAATACCAGGTCGGCCTCGCGACCTGCCTCAACTGGTTCATCCATCCGTTCGGCGGCGCCTCGACGCGCGCGGGCACGGCCTTCGTCGGACAGGTGCTGAACGCCGCC